GCTGACTAAATACTTGTCTACCAAAACAAACTGTAGCGTTATCCGTTGCGCCACTGCTGAAGCAGATGATGTAATTGCTCGTTGGATTGCACTACACCCTCAAGATGAACACACCATTGTAAGCTCAGACTCAGATTTTGTACAGTTGGTTGCACCCAATGTGCAACTCTACAATGGCATAAACGACCATCTGTTTACTGTTGATGGTGTAATTGACGCAAAAGGCAAAAAATTGGCATTTACTGTCGAAAGCAACTCAAAGATCAAAGTTGGCAAAGCTGACCCTGAATTTGTTGCGCCTGTGGATTATCACAAATGGGCACTGTTCTTGAAATGTGTGCGTGGTGATCCTGGTGACAATGTGTTCTCTGCGTATCCCGGTGCACCGGTTAAAGGCACAAAGAATCGTGTGGGCATTACAGAAGCATTTGAAGATCGCGGCAAAAAAGGCTACTCTTGGAACAACATGATGTTGCAACGCTGGTCTGACCACAACGGCGAAGAACACAAGGTACTAGAAGACTACGAGCGTAATGTAGCATTGATTGATCTTACAGCACAACCCGACGATGTCAAGCACATTGTGGACACTGCCATTCGTGAACAAATTAGCCACAAAGACATTGGCATGGTAGGCGCACACTTTCTAAAGTTCTGCGGCAAGTACGAATTGAACAAGCTCAGTGAGCAAGCAGAACCTATTGGGCGTTGGCTCAACGAAACATACAAAGGAGTATTAGATGATACTAGCAAAACCAGTAGTTGATAAACAGTATTGGATCTTAAAACAAGATGACCGCAAGGTAGGCAACATACAGGCTGTGGGTGATGGTTATCAAATTACTATAGATAACAAGACGGCAAGTTACAAAACTATTCCCATGCTTTGCCGCAGGGAAAATATTGAGATTGAAAAAATACAAAAAGCCAAACCAGAGCCTGCAAACATGGTTTATGGTTTTGAAGTAACTGGCAAAGTATACAATCCACTTTGGGATGTCAAGCACAAGCTACCATTGTTTACTCGTGACAACAAAAGCAAATCATGGTTTGCCGCAGGATGGTACACAGTCAAACAACATCGCAATTGGAAAACTGTACAAAACCCTAAACTGATTACCTTGCAACGTTATGCGTACCAAGGTCCTTTCCATACCAAAGAAGAAGCAAATGACAAATCCGTTTCGTGATCAAGAAAAATTTATGAAGGCTTGCGACCAAAGTGTTGACAAGTTAAATGGTACACAATTTGATATGTACTGTGCCTTGATTGAAGAGGAACACAAAGAGCTCAAGCAAGCATTGGCAGACAACGACGACGAAGAAATTGTTGATGCATTGTTAGACATTCTTGTTGTGACCATAGGTGCATTGCACAGTTTTGGTGCCGACGGAGAAGGCGGTTGGAAGGAAGTTATGCGTACTAACTTTGCCAAAATTGATAAAGAAACTGGCAAAGTTCGCAAACGTGAAGACGGTAAAGTACTCAAGCCTGTGGGCTGGACTCCACCAGATCTAAAACCTTTCTTAAAGAAGAAATGATAGACCCAAAAAACATGACCAAGGAAGAGGCCCGTGCGTGGATACGCAAGCTCATGGGTCCACCTCGTCGTGTATTAGAAGGACAAGAGCGAGAGCAAACTCTAACTATGCTTGCTCTTATCGGTCCTACAGTGACATCTAATAATCAACACTCATGGAGCGAAGATTACATACAAGGTGGCATGCACTGGTGTGTGACTTACTTTCCCAACGAGGAACCCATTGTAGAGGAGATCAAAATTGAGCCTTCACATTAATCGCTTTGTTGACAACATCAAAGCACACGAATCGCGCAACGCAAGAGACTTTACCATGAGCATGCGTGATGCCAAAGACTTGCACTCAGATATTACCAAACTGTTACTGACTCTGCAAGGCATGCGTGAACAACAAGCAGCCGCACCTGAAGTTATTACAGTAGAACTAACTGGTGGTAGCTTCAAAAATACGTAGTTTATAGAGATAAATAAACTACGGAGATTACGATGAGTAGACCAAAGCCAAATGTGTTGATTGAACACACTAACAAACAAACCTATAAAACTGAGCAAGTATTAGCCAGCGAAGGTGTGTGGGCAGTATTCTACGACTCTAAGCCCATTAACCTTAAGACCAGCAATATGCTTACACAGTATCCTGGGCCCAAATACAAAAAGGTTAGTTTCTCCAATCCTGGGCATGCCAAGAACTTGGCCAAGAAACTCAATACACAATTTAAGACAGACAAGTTCACAGTCGTGCTCTTAACACAAGGGGCTCAAGTGTACCCCGATGTTCAATAAGCAACAACTCACTCAACAAATACTGGCTCAGTTACCTGAGGATGATCGGCCCAGCTTTGAGCAGGCCATGAAAACTTGGTGGCAAGACATACGTGATGACAATGGTGGGTTGAGGTTGAGTCTAAGTGGCTATGATGCTTTTAATTTTTTAAACATTGATCGCCATGAATTTGAAGTTCCGGCCAGTACACCTGCTTTGCCAAGGCAATTGATCATACTCAACAAGAAACTAGATTGTCCTTACTATCTTAAGCTGGGCAAAAATCCAAGGTTGATTATATTTGGTAGCAAGCAGGCTGTGATGTATGCCATGTACGGAGATTTAGAAAAGTTTCTGCGCTACTTGGACCGCACGTAAACGTTCGCAATCACGTTTGAAACGCAGTTCCATTATGGTAGGAAAGTCGTCAAGCAAGAACACACGATTGCGTTCCAGGCGTTGCTTGTATGGTGTTAAATCTATGTTGCCCCGGATGAGATCTTGATTGCGTAACAATGCCTGTTCAGCACGTTGGTCATTTGGCAATTGGTCGTAACTGGTATCTACCAAGTCATCAAACATATCAAAACCCAACTCACGACAGTGTTGCACAATACCTTGATGTCCAATCACTATGGGTATTTGTTCTGCGGCAATAGCCATCAATGTTTTTTCACTAATAATGCCTGGAGCAGTGTCGTATTCAGTTTCTGTCACAATGTTCACAGCACATGAACCATACACTTTGCTGAGTCTAATAAAGTTATCATCATTTTCAGTGCCACGATAAGTTGAGTAGGCCCACTCAGGCAAGGCAATTTCGTTTCCGTAGCTCAACACACCGTTAGACCAGTGTTGTAGAACATCAACTACTCTGCGGCGATGTGAACACATACGACCATTCAAACATTGCCACCCTGTTTTTGGTTGATCAACAATGTGCTTCCACTCAGACCAACGACGGTACAATGCGCGAGCCATGTCATAGTTGTGATTGCTGAACTCAATTGTGTTGACAGGGCCAGTGTAGTTCAGTCCATGGTTCCAGTAAGTTACCAACACACGATTGGCACGATCTCCGTAGTGTGCAGCCACACGATCCAGTTCTAGCACACGTCCGTTACGATTGGTAAAGAAGTCTTGGAAGTGCAATAACAATAACTCATTGTCCCCAAACTCAGGCAGTTTGAGTGGCCAGCCGTTGACGGGATCGTAGCCCATGTCATAGCAGTTGTAAACTGCTGAAAGATTATATCCAAGGTCTGTTAATGTTTTGCAAAAGAAACTACTGTAGTCCATTGGGTATTTACTAAGTAGATCTATGTATTGGAATAATCCTTTAATCGAAGTCAAACCGCCCATAACACGTGATCCTGTTGCGGAGAGCTTGCACAATGGCGTCCACTGTTTGTTTTGGAATCCTGCTGCCAAACTACACAATGTGGTAACACAACAACGACTGGCAGATTTATGTGACTGGGCTAACAATTGGTTACAAACAGATGGCATAGATGGGTTTGCCGCCGACCCTCGCAATCACTATGACTTGGCCAACTTAGTCAAGCTCAACATGTGGATCCACAGCATACGTGAACAAGGCATTGTAAAGCCTTGGTTATTCTTGGACCAAGGCGATGGCACTTATCTAGCAGGCAATGGAGATAGCAGATTGCGATGCTTGGAACGTATTCCAGAAATAACCACAGTGGCTGGCTTTGTCAGTACCATTGCCAGTCGCAAGCACTTGTATTCTGATCTAGAACCGGTGACAACATTTGAAAGATTTGCAGAACTATGCGGAGCAGATGATTCGCATACGTTTCTTTTTAGACTAACAGATGCTGAAGCACCTTATGGATTGTATTGGTATGAGTTCAACAGTGAGCGCACAAGATCAGTTACTCCCAGTGAACAAGAAGCTGTGCAAATGTTTGTATCATACTACCGACAACATCCAGGCACAACAATCACACCCGAATGGTTTGATCAGCAAATTGATTGGCAAAAGTAGCCTGCACAATGTTCTTCCAGTCCTGCGCACGGTCAGGATCACGTGGTATATCAATGCCCAAGTAAGCATAGGCATCGTTGCAGTAACCTGTGAATCCTTGTTTGGGCAAAATCAATTCTTCGCTCCAACGCTGTAAAAACAATCTGCGTATCAGTTGTTTGCCCACACGCAAATCCCAAGGCAAGTTCAACGCAAACTTGATAATGTTGGGATGGCAAAATGGACTGCGTGGCTCAATGCCATGTGCCATTGTGAGTGTGTCTACACCACGCATGTCCACTGCACCTATTTGTGTAAGATAATCCATGAGCAATGTAGCTGATTGTGTGTCGCCATTGTACATTGCCAAACATTGTTGCCAATCCTGTGCAGCCACTGCATCATCAGGTGCAAACTTGCTGTAAGGACTGACCTTGTTGGTTTGGTACACTTGGTAACCACCAAACAATTCATCTGCACCCACACCAGTGAACAACACACGTTCTTTGCAGTGCTTTGCTATGTGCCATTGCCCCACAAAACTCCAACTTTGAACGGGCATGCAGGTGCGTCTAACAATATCTTGATAATCCTGTGCCCATGTTTCAACATCAAGTTCAAGCATGACCAATCGTTGTTGCTCTTGCTCAGTTAGGAACTCACGCACACGCGGAGCAACGGGATCACGCTCTCCAATATTGATTGTGTATAAGTGTGCTGGCCGTGTGTTGCGTAGTATCACAGACGAGTCCAAGCCGCCACTGAATGCCATGCCCACTGGTTCTTCAGGAGTCATTTCACGCAAGGTCTTTTCCCACAAAGGCAAAAACTCTTCCCAGGCTTGGTCAGCAGTTGTGATGTTGTTTTCTTTACGCCAATCAAAAATACTGTCTAGTTTGGCATTGCCATTGGCAGTGTACATCACACCAGGCTCAATACGTTCTATACCCTTCCAAGGTGTGGCACGCCTAACTGGCCAATGCTTTTCTGCATAGGGTTTGACGTCAATGCCCAAGTTGCAATAATGCAAAATTGGTGCAACATCACTAGAAACAATTAAAATATCACTGTCTTGATAGCGATACAAGCAACGCTCACCTTGTGGATCTGTTGCATACTTCACTGTTTCAAAATTGGTGTAAGCCCAAGCCCAAGCGCCTTCAAAGTATTTGAATTTGCGTTCGGGCTGATCTCTAACAGATTGGTACACCAGTTCGGTATCGGTGCCAAATCTACCAAACCATTTGTAGTTGTATATCTCGCCGTTGTAGGCCAGAAAATCTTTGCGATCCCAGCTGTAAAAATTTGGCGTGCCAGTAATGTTAAGCACACTTTGAGCTATGAAGATATTATTGCGATGCTCGTATTTTACAAAATCTGGGCCTCTGGGCTCTAGTAGTTTGAGAGCTACAAGGTGATGATCTATGTCAATGCTATGACGACTTTGAACCAGCAGTACACCGCACATTACTTGATCTTTTCAACCACTGTTGGCCACCAGGCAGCAAAGTCTGCAGGCCAAGCTGCTTTCATGTCTTGTAATCGTTGCTGGTTGGTTTTAGCGGCCTGTTCTGCTCGTTGCCATGGAAGATCTGTTTGCATACGATCCACTGCTTCCACACCTTCAAACAAAAAGTCTACCATTTTGTCCCCATAGGCAGCAGTTTTGTTTTCCATCATGCCGTCATACTTGTGTTCTACAACGTCCAGCATGATATCAAAGCCCAGGCTGTTCAAGTAGGCCACTGTGTGTTTGCCTGAATACACAATCCAAGGCACCGGCAAGCACAAGGCTCTAAATATTTTTTCACTCAGCGCCACAGTGGTGTCGCTGGAATAGGTTTCTATTACAACGTTTAGATGCGCTCGTACATGAGCAAGTTCGTGTTCTAGTTTGTGATTACGAAATGGCATCTGAGGCAACAACCGAGTGTAGGTATTGTCGTAAACTGTGTGAAATTGTTGTTCCAACTGATTGTACTGGCGTTCAAAGTTTGACAACAATCCAATATCACTGTTGTTGTCGCCGTCCCATGACCAACAATTAAAATTCACGTAGTCAAGTTGTTCTGCTCCAACCATGTCCATGGAACGTAGTTGCAATTCCAAAAACAACAACAGGCGTTTGGCATCCATTCTGTTGACGCTGAAATTAAAACGTCGATCTGGGGCCCATTTGGTCAGTGCAGGTTCGTGTGCATAGATACCAAAGAAGCTGGCAGGCAATTGGCACACTTGATATTGTGTTGGCACGTTAACACGATTGTCTGTAATCACCACTGTGTTCTTGTCAAACAAGTAAGGCAGTGATGTTGAGTAGTTGGTGCTGCAAGTTGAAAAGTCATCAACCAAACAAGCAACCACAGTCTGGACTCCGCGACGCCAAACCTTGTTGCTGGGATCTGCGGCAGTGTAACCCAGTGCAATTAAGTTACTACGAAAAAAGTCCAGCAAGGTGTTTTCGTGCCAGATACAGTTGCTTTTTTTGAAGATTTCGTTTTCGTAAATTGCGTGATATAGGTCAACCATGCTGTTACTTATAAACAACAAAATAGGTTGACCAAATATCCCAGATCGCTTATACTGTAATTACAAAATAGAAAGGAGCCCAAAATGGCACAAGTTTTCAATCCTGGTCCACTGTATAAAGTAACAATGACAGAATATGAAAGAGGTTGGGGACAGCGACCAATGGGAGAAACCTTCTTTACTACTGAGGAAGAAGCCCAGCAATTCTGTAAGGAATATGCAAGCGGGGATTCTGAGTGCTACTACAGGGCAGAATACCGAAAAGTTGCATAAAAACAACACTTTTTGACCCAAAAAAAGTAGTACTTTTGTAGTACTACTTTTTGGTTGACCAAAAATGCCCGATCTGCTATAATACTTACATGATGAGAAAAAAGCGTTCAGATCGTACACACATTGTTTACATGCTCACTTCGGGCTCGGACTTCTACATTGGTGTCACTGCTAAGACTGCTAGCACCGTGAAGCGTTCGGTTATGACTCGTTGCATGAAGCATCTGTATCGCTCGCGTAGCGAAGACAAGAGCTGGTTGCTTTACGAAACCATGCGTGAGCGAGGTAGCGATAGTTTCACTGTCAGTGTGTTAGCCGTGTTGCGTGGCAAGACTGAAGCACACAATTTTGAACGCGATTTGATTCGCACACACCGTCCAAATTTGAATACTGATGTTCGTGTAAAAGGAGAATAAGATGTTTTTGTTAGAAGTTTTAAGTAACGGTCATTGGGAAACTGTTGCAGAGTTTTTTGAGTCTGCTGAAGATGCAGAAATGTACTACCACAACCAGCTTGGCGGATTTGAAGGCTTCCGTGTTGTTGAAGCAGAAGAGGTATAAAATGCCAAAACTTTTTAGAACCAGCCTTGATGACAAAATGGATCAAGGGATTGATCGCATTATAGAACAACTGCAAGCCGCCAAGAATGCTCGAACCTACTTGCAAAAAAGTGCAGAAGTGGGTAAAATAGCAGAACAATGCCAAGAGTATGCTGACTCTTGGACCGATCGACTCTACGACCTAATGGACTAATATGATGAACAAAGAAATTGAACTTCGACCTGGTGAAGGCAACTATTACCGGGCAATGACATTCCATTGGGCGGTTGTTACAATTTTAATTGTGCCGGTATTTGTGGCATTGTTGATTGCGATCATTAATCCACTTTGGTTTCGAGATGACATGTTCCGTTGGGTAGAGAGTGGTGTCAATAGACTGAGCCGCTGGCGTAACTATAAAAAATATCACATTTACTTGGGCACCGATCCCAAAATGTGGCACACACTCAAAGGCGATTTGCAGTGAACTTTAGAGAATGGTTAAAGTCCTTAGAGCCTGAACGCAGGACCACGCCTGGCGAAGATTTTGCTGACAGCATTGGGCTCATGGTCATTATGGCACTGGTATTAGCAGTGGTATTTTTGTAATACTCAAGTATTACCAATAACCCGCCTGTTTGTGCGGGTATTTTTTTGGTTGACCAATAATTCCCATTTTGCTATAATATGTACATAGTAAGAAATTAGGAGCCGCAAATGAAACTCAAATTCGCCCGTAGCCAAAAAATCCGTGTTATGCAAGGCAATGTAGGTATCTATACTACCTACGGAAAAGTCGTGCGTGGACAGTTTGCAGACACTGGCAGTTACAATGCTACAATCGCGGCCCTGGCCGAAATACAACGACTCCGTGAAGGCGGAGATGC